CGCCTCGGATATCTTTTCCTGATCCCCTGAAACTACAGCGGCACTAAGTCCTTCGTAATTTTGGATCACGGCGTTATAACCAGCCCAGGCACTTTCTGCCTCTGACAGTCCAGTATTTAACTCATCAAGCTTTTCTTTATAGCCTTTCGCCTCATTCTGGGCGTCGGTCATTTTCCCCGACAATTCGGTAAGTTCTCTGGATGTTTCAATAGACTCATCACCAGTATCCGCAGCCTTTTTCAGCAGATCATTTAACTGCTGCTGGTACTCTGCTGCCTGTTTGTTCGCAGCATTATAACGTTCCTGTGCCTCATTAACATTTTCCTGTGCCTCATGGTACGCCATGTAGGCGTCGGTCTGCTCTCGTAATGCGTCCGCGTAATCGCTTTCGCGCGCAGACAACAACGCGTTTGCTTGCTTCTTCTGGATTAAGGTGTCAATCTCACCTATCAGATCCTTATATTGATCGATCTGATTACCGGTCATCGTGTATTCCTGGCCCAGTGCCTCGGAAAGTTCCCCAAGAATATACTTTGCGCGGTCCTCATATCCATCCTTGACATTCCCATTCTCATCTGTAATGCTCTGGAGTTCTTTGGCAAGTTCCTGCTCTTTTGCTGCCTCTGCCTCAATCCCCTTTACAGCCTCGTCACGTCGCTCGACCATCTGATCATAGGCTTCAGCCAACGCCTCTATTTTCTCTTTGTTCTGCTGTTCCTGCTCACTCAATTTGCGGGCATTGATATAATAGGAATCCGACTCCTTTTTCGCCTTGTACAGCGCTCCTGCAAGCGCCCCAAGCGCGGTCACAGCCAAAAGAATAGGGCCACCAGCTCCTGAAAGCGCTACAGTCAACGCGCCCACTCCTGTAGCCACCTGCCCGATAATGACCAGTAATGGTCCAGCAGCAGCTACAAGCAAGCCAATTTTAACCACCGTTTCCTTCTGACTTTCATCCAAGCTATCGAACCAGGCAGTTAATTCCTTCAATTTTCCGACCAACTTTGTAATCATCGGAGACAGTGTTTTAAGTAACTCCCCTCCAAGCTTGGCTCCTTGCGTTGTCAGTCCTTGCATGGCTACTTTAACATCGTCAATCGGGTCCAAAGTGTCATTAAAGGTCTGTTCAAGCTGTCCCTGTGATCCATCTATGACTTTCAGGAAATCTTCATACTCAAACCGGCCGCCCTGAATGGCGTCGGCAAGGTCCGGCCCGGCCTTCTGGCCGAATACCTCGATGGCCTTGGTTGTTGCCTCGGCAATATCTGGCGCCGCCGCGATCTCCGCCAAGGTCTTTTTAAACTCTTGGCTGGCGTCCTTCCCCGCCTTGCCCCAAGTTCCGATAGCTTTCTTCATGCCCGAGAAAGCAATCTCAGTATTAACTCCGGCCTTTTCCCAGCCCGCCAATATTGCGATTGACTCCTGGGTAGTCAGTCCCAAGGCTCTCATGGGGGCACCATACTTGGTCAGGCTCTCGGATAGCTTGTCAACGCCCAATCCGCTGGCCTGGCTGGCTGCCGTCAGCTGATCCAGTACCTCGCCGTACTTGGTTGATTCGATGTTCGCGTCTCCCATGTAGCGGGATACGTTGGCAATGGCCTTGGAAACGTCCGTGTTGTTAACTTCCCCGAATTGGATGAATTTCCTGGTACAGTCCTCCAACACGTCGCCTGTGAAGCCGAATCTGGTGTTAATATCCGCAATGGCGCTCCCCGCGGTGGCGGCGTCGGTGGGTATGCTGGCGAACACATTGTCGAAACTCTTTTGGAGGTCCGCAAGGGCTTCACCGGTGGCTCCCGTCCCCTTGGCTATCGTGTCGTAAGCTTCATCCACCGTCTCCCAGGCGGCCACGCTGGCAGCTCCGACAGCAGCCAGGCCCGCCGATACTTTGGATAATTCCTGTCCCGCGGCCGTCACCTTACCGCCAAACTCCTGCATTTTCTCACCAGCATGTCCTATTTTTTGCAGGGCTACGCTGGATTGCTCCGCCTTGTCTTTCAGATTATCCAACTGTTGCTCCGTTGCAATAATCTCGCGTTTTAAGGCTTCGTATTGTTGCTCGCTGATCTTCCCTTCCTTAAACTGTGCCTGTGCTTGCTTTTCGGCCGTTTTCAGGGTTTCCAGCTTGTCACTGGTTTCCTTTACTGCGTCACCAAGCAATTTCTGCTTCTGCCGCAGTAATTCCGTGTTTGACGGGTCCAGCTTTAGCAACCTCTCAACGTCCTTTAGTTGACTCTGCGTATTGCGAATCTCTTTGTTTGTCCCGGAAAGAGCCTTGTCCAATCCGGTGGTATCGCCACCTATTTCGATTGTTATTCCCTTGATTCTGTCGGCCACAATACCACCTCCTAAAACTTGTCGAAATCATCCTGCGTAGCAAGATTTGGATACTTGTAATTATCGTTCTGAGCCTCGGTGAACATGTCCAGGACAAGTCCAATGGTCAGCAAATCAAGGTCACTAATCGCAACCCCCATCTGGACCGCCCGGAGCATGAAAAGCGGTGTTGTCATTTCCCGGCTACTTGGTTTAGTTTTTTTTTGGCCTCCACGTCCGTACTGATATTCAGATTCCAAAGGTCCAGCAGCTCCGGTAATACCTCATATATCGAAAAGGTATTAAATTGATCCAACCATTCTTCCGGTGTGTCCGGCTGCTTAGGATCAGCGTGTTTTGCCATAACAAAAGCCACGTTCTCAAACATTTCCAAATCACTGATTGGGATATCATCAGAATCAGCAGATTTTATTGTTTTTCCAAGCCTCATGAGGTCTTTAAAAATGTCCCTGCGAAAACGGGCACGATACAGCCTCGGTATGGCGGCTGATGCCCTGAACGGCACCAGCCTCCCGTCAATTTCGATCTCTTTTTTGACCATTTAATTCTCCCTTTACGCCCCCGGAGCTACCGCCGGTGTCTCATATACTGTCTGATACCATTTCTTGTAGATTTCCTCATCCGTTGTATCACCGGTCTTTGCTTTGATCCTCCCATCCGCAAGCGGAGTCGCCGAAATGGTCAGAGTCTCAGTTACAGGCTCGATAGACTCCTCCTTAGTCTGAGATTCCACGGACGGTCTGGTGGCCGTGCAGTTATACAGTACATGACGAATCGATTTCTCATCACCATCAAACTCAAAGAGCAGAGCAAATTTCACCTGCTTCGCGTCTGCATTCTCGATCAGCACTTTCTTGGCATCCAACTCTTCTCCCAAAACATCCGTGCGGAAAGACTCCGGCAGCAATGCCACCTCCAAATCTCCCTCATACCCGTTGTTTGCTGCCGCCTGATAGTATGTAATACCATCGGCATGGAACTTCGAAATATCCCCCCGTGCATCCAGCGAAATACTGACCGATCCAGGAATTGCAACCGGTGTTGCATACGTGATAGCACCGTCCTCTCCCGTTGTCTGCACTGCGTAATGAGTGCTTTTGAGATTATATTTAACTTTGTTCGCCATTGATTAATACCTCCGTTTCGTATAGCACCTCGTACATCTTTTCCGATGTAAGGTAGGTTTCTGTTTTCTCATAGTAAAAGCCATGCTTTTTCAGCACGGCTTCCACCTTCTTTTCTGCTATCAGATCCTTTTTTTCTGTGTACAGCTCGATATCGAGCTGATTGACCCCCTGGTAGACAATACCATCGGCAGAAAAATTATTGGTTCCAGGATACAGATATACAATATAAGGCTTTTCCGGTTCGTCTCCCTCACCGAAATGATGATATGCCGTCGGAAACCCCATAGACTTCACCATCTGAACCACATCACATTCCGTCATCTGGCCAACCTCTCTTTCAGCCTTTTTTCATACTCTGCTATCGCGTTTTTCTCCGCTGGCGCTATGTGTGGGATACCCTCCACCCGGCCACCACCACGTTTCGCATGTCCCTTTTCCAGTAGGTGCGTCAACCCGGGCTTTTTCTTATTGTAGACCCTGATTCCAATGGAAACGGAATTCTCCGCTTCAACCTTGGATGTCCAGCCATCTTTATAATGTCCGTTGCTCCCGTTTCCCACCGGTGAGGTCGCTTTTAATTCCTTCACTGTGGCCTTTGCCACTTCCTTGGCTTCGGATTTCATATCCGCCACCACATCGGCAGAATATTTCTCCAACATGGCCGATATCGAAACCGCCAGGCTCTCAATCCCCTTTTTTGCCATCTTCTCTCCTGACCGCGCGAATTTTAACCGTCTCATTCTTATTCATCACGTTATCAATGGACGTGATGTTATAGACGTTTCCGTTCCATAACACGCTATATTCCCGCGTGTTCATATCCCGAAAACATCGGCAGTACCGGACGGTAAAAACAACCGTTGCTTCTGCCTGTACCTGGGCAGCCGCCCAGTATTCCGTACCGGAAAGGTTATTGACATATGCCCGGCAACGATAATATGGCGACCTTGACGGAATCCGATTTCCGATTTCGTCCTCTGTATAGCCGGACTTTTCAATTACGATCACTTCTCGGTATACACCAGGATCAACCATCAACCAGCACCCCCTTGGGATTCAAGCTGTAGTTGTAGGATGATAGCTGAAAACATATACGACATTCGTTTTCTCTGCTGCTCGGTCACGGTCAGCGCGCGATTGTCATACAAATCCTGCACGATAGCCATATACAGCATGTTGGCTTTGGGATTGCTGCTGTCGTATACTCCGACGGCTGATTTTATGTATTCTTCGGCTGCAAGCATAATACCGTTGAGCAGGGAATCATCATCATCAAAATCAATCCGTAAGTATGCCTTTACATTTTTGATATCCAACCCGTTCACCCTACCTCTCCATGCTCATTTATCCCACTATTTCGCCGTGGGAGCCGCTTCCGTTAAATCAAGTTCTCCGTAAACAAAGGCAGCAGAATCCTTAACCTTGCAGTCCTCACGTTCGATTGCCCGGAAAATGGTCAGGTCCTCCTCAAACGCATTCAAGTTTCCGATCGCTGCGATATTGGAGGTCATAATAGACATCTGGTTGCGGTCAAAAAACTTGATTCCCTCTTTCAGGTCTCCGATCAGGAACGGGATTTTACGGTGTTCTGCCGTGTTCGTGTCGGATTTCAAATCCTGATTGGGAATCACCTTAACCGGAACAATCGTTGCCCCTGCGCAGATGCGCAACTGCATGGGATTAGCCGGATCGGGCTGTAGCAGATACTCACCCTTTTCATTTTTCAGCGTATCCAACCACTGCAACCCATCATCATTCGTGATAATCTTGGACGTCGCCTTGAACGCCTGTCCCAGCGTAACATTCAGTACCTTTTTGATATCATCCAGTCCAGAAATTGCAGTTTTTTCCTTAGTTGCTGCAACCGCCAGAATAATGTTGTTGCGCGTCACACGGCTTTCATCACCCAGCCAATTTACCAGCGTTCCAGTAATATTCGCGTCGGTATCTGCCAGCAGTTCATTTGTAACCGGCAAGTACCCTGCGTATTTATCGATTTCGTAAGACATACGCTCAAACTGAGGAGTAACCTTGGGTCCAATCTTTCCACCCTCTGCCACCTTCTGGAAACCGGTCTGCTGGGCGCGTTTCTTAAATGTCCGGCTTCCTTTATTCGTGGATACAATTTCCACGTCAACTTCTTCAATCAGGGAGGCTTTGGCATCACGATACTCATTTACGCGGGTCTGGATATCCTCCGGCACGGTGTAGCCACCGTCTGCCTGTACACCTTCTGTCATGGTGTTTTTAAATCCGGTCCTGGCTGCATTCGCAAATTCCTTTGTGGAGTCCTTGGGATTTACGGGTGCGGTATTCTGAGCGGGCGGGATGGTTCCGTCACCTTCCGGGTCCTCAATGTCTTTCAGCAGATCAAATTTGTCCTGGAGAGTTTTAAGCTCTTCTTTCGCAGCCTTCGCCTCCTCAATCTTTCCTTCATCAGCCAAAGACTTTACCTGAGCCTTTTTGTTCTGAATCTCCTCCAGCAGTTTTCTTAATTTCTCGTTCATTTCAACCTCTCTTTCTCAGACCCCGTACAGGTCCAAATCATCTAATAATTTCTGCTTTTCCTCATCCAGGTGATCCCTGGCCGCTTTTTCCGCCTGTACCTTTTTGCGGATTTCATCGGTTAATCTCATGCCCGCGATTCCGTTCGTCATGATGGGGGTGCTGGAGCTGATCGAATCAACAAATCCCATTTCCAACGCTTGGTTGGCGGTAATCCAGGTTTCCCGGTCCATGAGTTTCAAAATTTCATCTTCCGGTTTACCGGTTTTAGCTGCATATGCCGCTGCCAACGCCGCATTCATCTGTTTCAGAATCTCGGCGTTTTTCTGCATGTCGTGATAATCGCCGGAGGCCCCGCTCATGGAAACATTGTGAATCATGATCATTGCAACCGGACTGATCTCTGACCGGTTTGCCATTGCAATAACCGATGCGGCCGATCCTGCCATCGACTGAATTTGGATTTCTACATCATTGCGTCCCCGCAGAATAGAATAGATTTCCTGCCCGGCCATCACAGACCCGCCGACGGAGTTCACCAGCACCGTCAACGTTTCTCCCGGTTCCAATTTGTCAAGGGCTGCTTTTATATCTCCCGGGCTTGTTGATTCCCAGTCCATCCACTCATATATCCACTTATCATCATTCGATATAATGTCGCCTCTAATATCAACTGTTGCCATTCTCATCACCTCCCTTTTTGTAAGCTGCCCCGACTTGCGTCAAGGGAACATAATTTCCATTTACAATCAAAATATCTCCCCCAACCTCGGATGGCATGTCAATCAGATTTCTTGCCTCGTTCGGGGTGTATATTCCATTGTTCACAGCCTTGGTCAGATTCTCCATCTGTGATTTAGAATCCGTCCTTAAAATCACCTTTTCGTTGAATTTGAAAAAGTAACCGTCTGCCCTCTGTCTCTCTGTGAGAGCCTTGAAATTGATTTCCTGCTCATACTGCGTCAGCCGGTAAAGCATAGTATCAACCAAAAAAGCCAACTGCTGCGTCTCACTGTTCGCATAGCTGGACTTCTCATAATCATTAATCTGATTGGGTTTGATACCGAACGCCCCGGCAATTTGCAGGGCTGTGTATTTCTTCAGCTCGTAGAACTGCGCGTCCGTCAGCTTGATGTTAAGCGGTTGCAGAGTCATTCCAACAGGAACCGCAACCACCTTCCCGGCATTCCTCGCCCCTGTCAGTAACTCGTTGTATTCCTTTTCCAGCGCATTCCGCAGCTTTTTGTCCAGATCACCGGTATACTGCAAGGCCATTGATGCCGTCAGCCCTTGTGTATACAGGTTGTTCAAATAGTTCTGTGACTCTCCCAGGCCGCTAACTGTGGTTTTCAAGATGTCCTGAACTGAACAGCCTAGTATGCCGTCAAAACTGCACCACGTTTTAAAATGCATCACATTGTCCTGGGAAAACGTATAGGTTTTACCGCTTTTCGGGTCACAATACCGATAATACAGCTTTCCCGCGTTCCCAAAAATACCAGCGTTGTCCATGATTACATTCGTATAATTTGACTGCATGGGCCAATAGGAAACAATTTTATAATTTCCTCCATATCTGCCACTGCTGACAAATTCCGTCTGCACCCACACGAATGCATTTCCCCAATGCTGACAATTTGCCTCCACCGTCGCCCAAAACGTTGATGGAGACATAACCGGGTTTGGCCGGTTCATGAGCAGCAGCGCCCCACTGTCCGGGTCAGCGCGTATCCTCCCGTCTCCCTCTGACTTATAATATTTCAGCGGCAATTTTCCCATTGTCTCAGACAACATTTTTAAGCAGGTGAAATATGTCACCTCATTGATTGCCTTATTCCCTGGCTGTATTCCCAGCCAGTCCAGCAGCGCCGCCTCATTGAGATTTACCGCCGGGCGGATCAGCTCATTCCATGCGCGCTGAAATCGATTTTTCATTTTCATGATGTTTTCAACTCCTGTAAAAACCGTTTCAGGTACTCATTATAATCTTCTGACCCAAAATCATGATATAGTGCCAATTTAAAAGCGCATAAAACCGCGTCAACCGGGTCTATACGCTTTGTGGTTGCGTCTTTATCGATCTTAATTAGTCCATTATTTTTGCGGATCACCGCGTTGCTCATGGCGTAATTCAACAGCGGATTGTGCAGGTATAGGACATTTTGGCAATAGACTTGCTCGCGGAATCCTTGTGTTGACTCATTCAGGCTCTTGTGAGACTGGTACACCTCTTCCACGTCGTATCCCTCATCTGACAAGTCCATCATCAGCTTGCTTGCGTTGGCTGGGTCAAAACATAGGCACTGGATTTTCCACCCATACGCTTCGCATGTTCTCAAAACATATTCCATAACGGCGCCCTGATCCACTATCGGCGTATTCGTCACTTCCAGAAACCCCATCTGCTCCCAGGCGTCGTAAGGAACCTTGTCTTTCAGGATATGCTCCCTGAGCTTTTCGCGGCTTGGGATGAAACTGTGGGAAAAAACAATATACCGGACAACCAATTTCCCATGGACATCTACCTGATCCGTCTGATATGGAATCACAAAAGCTACTGACGTAAGGTCAATCTTGGCCGACATATCGAATCCTACATATACCGGCCGCCCATGCACATCAATGGGAAGGTCTGAAACTTCACATGCTTTCCATTTCGCCATGTCCATGTAGCCGTTATCCTTTGCCTGAACCCATATGTTTAGGCACTTGGTTTTATAGGAAATAAGCTTTTCCGGTATCTCCTTGGCAATCTGCCATTCTTCCCGTAGCTTGGTAACGCCCGCATCAAAAAAAGCCCTGATCGGGTTTGCTTTTTGGAGAGTATTAAGATCATCCGGGTCGTCAGACTCATCCGCTTCGCAGATGTCTACAAAGTATTCGTCATTCTCCACATCCACATCCGGGTTAAGAATTTTCGAACAATACTCATATTCCTCTGTGTAGCAGGGATATGTCAGGTCCTTCCCGGCTGTGGTGATTATCATAAGCAACGGTTCTTTCGTGGCAGCTCCCAAGCCTAGATCATAAAAATCCGTTGTGGGGTGCTGATGGTATTCATCCAAAATCAACCCCGCCGGGTTGGTTCCATCCCCAGACCGTCCGTCCTCTTTACTGAGCGGCAGAATGAAGCTTCCGGTTTTCTTATGTTCTATGATATCCCGCGTAATTTTAAATTTCGATTTCAGCGGCGAACCACTAAGCATTAAGCGGCATTCGTTGAAAATGATCTTTGACTGCTGCCGCTTCACACCGGCGGTATAATACTCATACACCTCGCCGTTTCTGGTGGCCTGCTCCGATATCTCATTAAGCGCCACCCCGGCCTCCATCTGCGATTTAGCGTTTTTTCTGGCTACCTCCACAAACGATTTCTTAAATCGCTTGTATCCTGTTTCCTTATGCCTCCATCCGTAAAGCTGACAAAGGAAAAATTTCTGCCACTTGGTTAGTATGATCGGCTGCCCGGCCAGCTCTCCTTTGGAATGCCTCAGATACGAAAACCATTTTACAATCTTTCCGGCTCTTAGTTATTTCCGAT